TCCGCGTCAGAGACATTGAAGTGATTGCGCTCTGGATCAGCTGGAAAACCACCTACGGACCCAAAATACGAAGCAGCCACATTCATAGCAGTTGACTTGCCCACGGACGTTTGACCGTAAAACATCAATCCAAATGCAGCTTCTTTAGGCTCCATTGTCATTCCACACATCTTAATTGTGCTATGAAGTACGCAGACGTGAGCGTATACACGCTGGGCTGCTTCCTTCTCGGAAAATGACCCGCCACTGGACTGTGCCAACGTGGCGCTAGCCTCGTGCTTTAAGGTAGTAACAGCTACTTTGTACTCCTCCATAGTCATGTTGTCTTCTTTCGGATTGATATTCCCGGCCTTGAACTTTGACAACAGAGCCTCATACTCGCATAAACGAGATGCAATGGTTCGAGGCATTAGGACCGAAGTGAGAGGGGCTCCTCTTTCGAGGAGCACGACCATCTCGTGGACAAAAAGGGCTATATCTATTGCGCAATCAACGAGATTGAATCGTGACATCTTAACTGCCTGTTTGTCCCACGCGCGGAACGCGTCGTATAACAAACCTTTCTGCTGGATCTCGTCTCCGCTACGCAGACCAAGTAAGGTTGCTACCATAAAACACTTCTTGACAACGGAGTAAGCGGGAATAGTTTCAGGATCCAGAAGACCGGTTTTCATGCTAAGTAACCAGTCTCGGACACTAGAGTCTGCCTGTGGTGTAACGTGCTTGGAACCCAAGAAATTCTCAATTGCAGCAAATGTCTCACGATTGACCATGAGAGCAACTGACGCAGTGAAATTAATCAATAAGTCCTGAAAAGTGTCAGCTTGCGAAATGATCACTAGTACAGCTGCTAATCGGTTCACGGCTTCCAGTACAACATGACGTGTTTCAACGACCGCTTTCGTGCTGGCAATAACCTCTGTGGGACCCTCGGTACAAACACTCCATCGGGAAAACTGAGAATGTTCATCAGAACAGCCGAAGCCCAACGCTGAACCAGCGCTCATCAATGTTTCGTAGGCGCGTTGCCGTAAGGATCCGTCGCCCAGGTTAATAAAAGACTTACCTCCAACAGCAATCTCGGTAGGAATACCGGTGCTGTCTCCGGCGTCTAATCTATCTCCCTCAACGGACATCTGGGGCTTAACATGTCCCCACTTGCGCCTACGGTACGCAGATCGACGAGCCGCCTTTTCAGCTTGATCCGGGAAGACGCCTCCCACATCTGGAGGTCCTTGCACAAGAGAGGGTGGAGTACGAGCGATTTCGCTCGGCTCGTCCACCTCCTCGTCTGACTCGCTGATGGGAAAGACGCCACACCTTGCAGCATCATCATCCCAGACGCGGTCTGAATTACCAATATGACGACTCCGAAGGAACGCGTGAGGCGCTCTAGATTGGATAAATGCATACTTCTTCTTGTGTCGCTTCTTTTTGCGGAAGAAATCCTCCACGACGGAAGGAGCGGTCACGCTGCCGCAGCTCGCACGTCCAGCTCCTGGTGCGGACCAGCAATTAGGCGCTCCATGCATGCTCGTACAAGAGGATTTGTCATCATGCGCCTTAATGTGGGCTTTATTTCGTTTCTGCTTATGCAACAACGGAAACTCGGCTCGCTTGAAAGTGAAACATCCAGAATCCCCTCGTCCTGGAGATTCTGATCCTCCAGACCGCTGTAGGCTGTAACCACCCAATAAAGAGGGGTCTTTTGGACCAGTACCATTGAACATACTCGATGCTCGGTTGAACAGTATGGCGTCTGTTGTCCTACATTCGCCTTCCCACTCGGAGCGAATTTCACTAATCGTCTCTCCGGGTTGCTGAACAGTACAGCTAACTGATCCTGAATCGAACCGTATTCGTAATTCGCGGTTAGAATTGCCGCCAGAGTAAGAATCGTCTGTGGCGGTGTGGGTTCGGATGAGTTTCGCAAATTTCCGTACAGGGTGATTTTCCGAACTTCGCGAACCTGTGTCACGATCCGGACGGAATCGCCCTGACGACCTCTGCTTTCGTCGCATATCTCGACAATCCCCTGTAAGGGAGCTGCCGGAATGCAGGGGCCCGGGCTCGCGGCCCGGGAGAGGATACTCCTCACAAGCTGATTCATACTTCCTGACTAACTCAGCTACTTCAGGGAAGATTCCTTCTTCCGCAGCGACCTTTGCCGCCTTTTCCTCCTTAACCGCCTCCGCGGTTTTCTTAAGCTTAACTTGTCGCTTGCAAAATGCTGCGTGGCGAACAAGAAGCTCCTTCCGGGCCTCCTCACCACTGTGGAATAATCCAACAGTGGCGGGAGCGGGATAGGCCGCTAAGGCCGGGTTTACCCTCGAACAGATCTGACTCTCTAACGGAACTTGTGTCATGATTGCTAAATGGGGGGTAGGGGGTTGGTTTTTTACGTTACGTGAAATTATACTTAAAAGAAACGGTGCCGATACACCGGTAACGTGAGGAACTTAAAGTGTACTAACTCAAATTCCACAAAGTCGAAATAACGCTGATCATACAGATCCCGACACGATATGGCGCGATAGCAAATGGGTTTTTACCTGCTAATCGGTCGCACCAATGTCTCGATTCGGGCGTGTGTTTGAAAAGCTTTCAACGATGCTTCATAAGAGTTTTCCAACAGGAAGCTCTCTCTTTTATAGTGGTCACCACGACCACGTGGGGGGTTAACAGCTCCAATGGGCCGATAGGTGCGTCAGCACGCGGATCCGTCATCCGCGATACGTACCTCCCTGAAATCAATACCTTAAGCTTAACACGGTCTTAAGGAGTACTACGCTCTCCAGCGATGGGATCGGTCAACTTCCCAACCTGCTTGCCAAGCAGATAGAACGGTGGTTTAACGGATTGGCTGTCCGAAGATGCATCTATATTGTGCGAGAGTCAATTCACACTAGAATACAAACAATACGAGAGGGGTGACAATCCTCAAGCTATCCCGAAAATACGGGCCCTCGGCAATGAGGGGGGCAAAAGCCTCTTTGCGGGTTAACAGCCCAAATGGGCCGATAGGTGCGTCAGCACGCGGATCCGTCGTCCGCGATACGTACCTCCCAGAAATCAATACCTTAAGCTTAACACGGTCTTAAGGAGTACTACGCTCTCCAGCGATGGG